ATAACAGAAATTAATAATTCTAACGGAGCAACAATGCTTATGAATCCATCTACTTTAGTAACTACTTCAAATTTGGTTGCTGAATTAGAAAAAATAGCAGGACTGGAATTTGGCGGAAACATACAGGACACAGGAACAAAGACGACAGGGAAATTTTATTTTGATAACGTAACAAAATTTTATTACGAATGTATCGCGGACACTAATTTAACGTACAATGAAAGTTCTAAATTCAGAGCTATCTCAAACAAACCACTTTCGGATAAAGTGGAAAATTCACACAAAGTTCAGCAAGCAAAGCTTTACGTGCATGCTGAAGCAATTGGTGCTGGAAGAACTACGTGTAATATTGTAGAAAAAGTTGGGAATATTGTAACTATAATATTTGACAGTGGTAATGCACTCAAAAACATTAATGATAATACTGTAATATTTCAAATTCCAGATGGTTTTAAGCCCAAGACTTTCCTTTCAGTTAATGCTTCACAATATAACACTTCAAACGGAACCGTTTATATTGAACCTAGCGGGATTGGAAAATGGAAAGGTGCAACGGTCAATTCTGCCAGCATTATATTTGCTGTAACTTACATTGTGTAATCGCTAAGGAGGTAAAAATGATAATAAATATTTATAACAAAAATACTCTTGAGATAATAGCAAGACCTGTTATTTCAAGCTTAGAAAATTTTGAAAAAAATCCGAATTTATTTTTTCCAGATTTTAACAAAGAAAATCATATTTTTTCAGAAATTGAATACCAAAGTCCAATTTTAGAAAAAGGGAAATTAAGGGAATCTACAAAAGAAGAGTTGTACAAGGCTGGAAAATATATTTTAGCCGAAAATGAACTAGTAGAGGACGGAAAAATCAAGACAGTTGAATTATCTGAATTTGAATATATAGAAAATAATCAGATCAAGTATAAGAAGGAAGAAAAGATTGAAAAATTAAAACAGGAGCTTTACGAATTAAGACTTGAAAGGGAGAAAAAACCTTTCGAGTTTGAAGTGAAAGGCACAAAATACTTACAAGGCAACAGGACGATAGACCAAAGCAATATCACTAAAATATTGTTTTCATTAGTACTAAGGTTTATCCTTGGGCTTATGGGAAAAATTTCAAAAGGGCAGAAGCTGGACTTTGCACAAGTTATGGCTGATTTGATGAATACAGAGTACAGCAACTGGAAATTCTATACCGAGGATGGAACAGAAAAATATGTAAATGTAAGCGTTCAGAAATTTATTGAAATGAGTGAGATAATGAGAAAGCACACGACAGCTTCAATGGTTGCTGAAACAACATTATCACACAGCTTAGAAAATAAAACGGTTGAGGAATTGAAAACATTTGACGCTGAATCTGAATATAATAAATTGTTTGAAAGCGAAATAAAGCAAAGTTAGGAGATTTTTATGCAGTTAGAAAAAGACAAGCTATATATATGTTTCCATAAACCTAGGAGATTAATAGGGCATTTAATAGCATTATGGACTCTTGGAAAATACTCTCACTGCGAATTTCTTCACAATGGTCAAGTTTTTTTATCTAATCCTGGAGGAGTTAGAACAAGGAAATTTGAGTATCAGAAAAATATGGAAATTTATGAGTTTGATAAAAAAATCGATCCCAAAGATGTGATTGAATTTTTTAGAACAGCTCAAGGTAAGGGCTATGACTATCTAGGAATTTTAGGGCAATTTTTCTATGCTGACAAGGTGCAGGATGATAATCGATTTTTTTGCAGTGAGTTCTGTCTCAATGCAATCGATTATGCTTTGCAGTTCACGTTGACATATAAATTGAAGTCTTTGAAAGATAGAGTGGGTTATCAGTTTAACCCCTCAAAATTATTTAAATATTTAAAAAATATGGAATTAATAAAAGAAAAGGAAGTGTTATAAATGAATATAGAAAAACTCATATGTACAGAAATTGAATTTGACAACAAAAAATACAAAGTGACTGGGGTGAATTTTGAAAAAGATAACATAATATTAAATGTAGAAGAAATAGGAGAAGAGAAAACAACTGTTGAGACAAAAAAATACGTGTTATCAGATGCGAGTATTGAGAAAATGAAGGGAGTGCATCCGAAACTGATTGAACTCATGAAAAAGGCAATAGGCGATAGCCCATATGACTTTAAAATCATACAAGGTCTAAGGACTGCCGAATATCAGAACAGTTTATACCAACAGGGAAGAACTAAGCCTGGTAAGATAGTTACAAAGCTTGATGGATATAGTAGAAAATCGAATCATCAGGCAAAATCTGATGGATATGGTCATGCGGTAGATATAGCGGTTTGCGGTCATTATGACCAAAATGGTGGCTATGTAAAATATACAACAGATGCAGAAATGTTTGACAACAAAAAACTTGTCGAAATTTCAAGACACATCAAAGCAGTAGCAAAGAAAATGGGACTGGAAATAGTGTGGGGTGGAGACTGGAAAACTCTGTATGATACACCGCATTATGAACTTGTGTAAAAAAATAATTTTAAGGAGTGATTTTAATGGACAGATTAACGGCAAAAATTTACATTACAGGGAAAATACTGGAGTTAGCAAAAACACTGATTTACAGAACGGAAATATTGAGTAAAGGAAAAGCTGGAGTTGAAAAATTTAAGGAAGTCTATAACGGATTTTGGGATAAGCTGGAAGAACTGCTGGAAAAAGAGAAGGCTATAGATAGACCTTTTATTCCAAATTTTGTTGAAGAAATAGGAGAAGAAGCTTTGACAATAGCACTTGAAGAAGCTAAAAAGAAGTGCGACTTAAGAGTAGTGCTACAAGATATTTTTAACATAGAAAAGAAGGAAAATCCTGCCGCACTGTAAGCGGAAGAAAGGAGTTATTTATGTTTTTTGGATTAAATCCTGAAACGGCGAAGGAGGTAGTCATGATCTCGTACGGCGTACTGCTTGGATTTCTAGGGAATATAACGTTCCGGGCAAACAATAAAATCGATATTAAGCCGTTCTGGATACGGCTTTTAAACGGGGCATTAGCAGATGCCCTTTATATTTTTCTCATGATCATGTTCCCAAAAATCTTAAACCTTGATGTATCTGTAATGTTCATCATTTTCGGAATCGGATTCCTGATTGAGCCATTATCTGAGTTAGCTATCGTCAAAATGCCTACAATATTGGATAGGTTGATTGACAGATATTTCCCTCCCAATAAAAGAGACGGTGATAAGAATGGTGACTAAAAAAACTTTGTGGGAAAAATTATTTCCGGACAGGGAGCACAAGCACGCACAGAAAAGTAGTAAAATAAATTATGCGAACAAATACATAATTAGGATTATTTTATTTTTCCTGGTTGAAAATATAGCCCTGATAAAAATAAGGGAATATCAGTTCATGCGGAATATGTTAAGAATTGCAAATGAAGGAGGTGGACCTCCTGCTGAAGTAGTACAGGGGTTGAGAGATATAATGATAACCGAAAATCTTATAATAGTTATCATCACGACAGTAATCTCAATCGCGATGCTGTATTATTGCGACAGTAAAATGACTAAGGGTGGCCAGTAATGGTCACCCTCTTTTTTTTTATTTACTAACTCTGAATAATGTTATTTAAAACGGTAAAAAGTTTTTAAGGTAATATACATATAATATACAGCCGTTATAATTGAATTAATCTTAAACCCTCTAAAAATAAGAGATTTTGCAAGAATAACTATTTACTGTTGCAATTTTTTGTAAATTACAATAATTTTTTATAAAGTTCTTTTATTTCTTCCAAGTTTGTATCACGTGGATTTCCACCAGTACAAACATCATTCAAAGCTGATTCGGCAATAAAATCCAAATCTTTTATGTCCATTATTCCCTTTAAATTTTCAGGAATATTTACATCGTGTGCCAATTGTCTTACAGCATCTACTGCTGCTTTTCTATATTCTTCGGGAGCCATTCTTTTAGTATGTTTTATTCCAAAAGCCTTTGCTATTTCTCTAAATTTTTCCCCTGTATATTCAGCATTGTATTCCATTACAGTTGGTAAAATTATTGCGTTTGCAACACCGTGCGGAGTTCCGTAAAATGCTCCTAGAGGATGAGCCATTGAGTGTACAATTCCAAGTCCTACATTTGAGAATCCCATTCCTGCTAAATATGAGGCAAGAGCCATTTTTTCTTTAGCTTCTTCGTCATTTTCCACAGCTTTTCTCAAATATTTTGCTATTAATTCAATTGCTTTTAAATGGAACATGTCAGTCATTTCCCAAGCAGCTTTTGTTGTAAATCCTTCGATTGCATGAGTTAGTGCATCAAGTCCAGTTGCAGCTGTCAATTCTTTTGGCATTGTCATCATCATTCCTGGATCAACTATCGCAACTATTGGCATATCGTGTGGGTCAACACAGACAAATTTTCTATTTTTTTCAACATCAGTTATAACATAATTTATTGTAACTTCGGCAGCTGTTCCAGCTGTAGTTGCAACTGCGATTATTGGAACGCATTTATTTTTTGTATCTGCAACTCCTTCAAGACTTCGAACATCAGAAAATTCAGGATTATTTATAATAATTGCTACAGCTTTGGCACAATCCATAGCAGAACCTCCACCAATTGCAATAATATAATCTGCACCACTTTCTTTAAATTTTTCAACTCCAGCTTTTACATTTTCAATCGTAGGATTTTGTTGAACATCAGAAAATATTAAATATTCCAAATTAGCTTTATCAAGTATATCAGTAATTTTTTTAGCTGCTCCAGCTTTAATTAATCCAGGATCTGTACAAATAAAAGCTTTTTTGAATTTATTTTTTTCCACTTCACCTGGAATAGATTCAATTGCTCCAAATCCATGATAAGATACTTCATTTAAAATGATACGGTTTACCATAACAAGTCACTTCCTTTTATTATAGAAATATTAATTATTTTTTTCTCTTTCTGATATAATTGTATCTCGAAAATTGTTGTTGTCAAGATGAAAAAATGTTGCATTTGATATTGTAGTTATAAAATTTAAAAAAAATAAATTTTTATTCTAAAGGGACAAAATATGTCTCATATAAAAAGTATAATTAAATAACAAAAATAAAGTTGAGGAGATGGGGAAAATGAGTAATGTAAAATTAGTTAAAAATGATGCTTTTTATAACGCTGAGTTTGATACCGATATTTTTTTATATTGGATGATAAAATGGTTAAATGTTGAGACTACAAATAATAGCAGTAAGGTGGCTTTAAAAAATATGGCAAAAAAATTTATTGAGGAAATTTTAGGAGAAAAGTTAACTACAGAAGATATTGAGATACATTTTTCAAATAAAAATTATTATTCTGAAAATAGAACTTTTATTGATAGAATTTTAGGTAATTGTCCGATTTTGTTAATTTTAAATAGGAATCAAAATGGAAACAGAAAATATATATATTTCAGAGATTTTAGTTATTACGAATATTCAAAAGATTTTAATGAATACAATGGGAAATTAATTAAATTATTAAAAAAATATGAGAATTTAAAAGAAAACGAAGAGAATAATGTAAAAATTGTTCATTTTTCATCTGATTTAATTTCTAGGTATGAAAAGGAAGAAGTAGAAGAAATAAGTATTTTATACGATAAAGAAAAATTTTTAACTTTATTTGAAAATTCAAAAAAATATATTGATGACAGTATTTTTGACAGTTATTACAATCAAATTAAACAAGAAAATAAGAAAAATTTCGTTGTAAATATTAACGAAAATTTATCTTTATATTTAGTTTTAGAAAGTTATATAAATAAAAAATTTGAAGATTATGATGTATATCGTTGTTTTGATTATATAAAATGGTTGAAACATGAATTTTTTTTAGAATGTTTTTGTGTAAATTTAATTGCAGAAGATAAAAAAACAAATAATTATTTTTTGTTAAAATGGTTTAATGATAATAAAATCGAAGAAAAGACAATAAAATTAATTCAGAAAGAATTAAAAGATATATTTCCTAATTTTAAGGAAGTTAATTATGAAGATATTGATTGTGAAAATAATGAAATTCCATTAATGTGTTTTACAGTAAATCTAGATAGTTCATTAAAAGATATAAAAAAAATGGTTGATAAAATAACGGAAAAAATTGAGAAATTTAATAAAATGAAAAATTGTAGAGACATAAGAGAGGAATATGTAGAATATTTTGAAGAAAAGAGATTAAAGAAAAGATTTCGAAGTAATAGAAAAATTAGGAAAAAGTTTTAAATTTTGAAAAAGTGACAAATCAAGGTATAATTAAAACGTTGAGAAGAATTTTTTAGAAAGGCTTAATCTTAATCATGAAAAATGAAAATTCTGAGGAAAAATCGATTAGAATATTAAAAATAATGAAAAGGTTGAATCAAAAAGAGATAGTGAATAGAAGTGATTTAGCTAATGAATTTAGAGTTGATAAAAAAACGATACAACGAGATATAGCTACTTTGAGGAATTATTTTTTTGAAGAAGGTGAATCGGATATAAAATATTCTAGTTCAAAAAAAGGTTATTATCTTGAAAAGAATGACAAGATAGCTTTTACAAACGAAGAACTTTTGGCTATAAGTAAAATTATCCTTGAAAGTCGGGCTTTTAATAAAGAAGAAACTGAAAAATTAATAACGAAACTAGTTAATAATTCCTCAATAAACGATAGAGAGATAATAAAAAATTTGATAAATAGTGAAAAGGTGAATTACATTCCTTTACAACATGGACAGAAACTACTCGAAAGCATTTGGAAATTAGCGCAATGTATAAAAAACCAAGAATGGGTGCATTTAAATTATACAAAAAAAGATAAACAATATAAAGAATACAGAATAAAGCCATTGTCAATAATGTTTTCTGAATATTATTTTTATCTAATTGGATATATTGAAAATAAAGAAGAATATCCTGCAATTTTTAGAATTGATAGAATGAAAAAGATAGAAAATACAGGCAAGAAGTTTAAAATCCTAAATTATTCTGACAAATTTAAAGATGGAGAATTTAGAAAATATATACATTTTATGCATTCTGGACCTCTTACAAGAATAGAATTTAAATACAGAGGCTATATCGAGTATGTGCTTGATAAATTTCCAACTGCAGAAATATTGGATGAAAAAATAGTTAAAGAAAATAATCGGGAAACTACAGTTTATACTGTAAAAATCAAAGTTTATGGAAGTTTTGGAGCGGAAATGTGGCTACGAAGTCAGGGAGATTACGTTATTGAATACAAAATTTTAAAATAAATTTCTATAAAAAGGAGAAAATTTATGGAAAAAATACCAAAAATAAAAATTATAAGTTTAGGAGAAACAGCTCTAAGCACTATTGAGAAAGAAATAATTACACATGAAAATATAAGCATTATTACAATTAAAAATGACTACAAAGATTTAAAAATAAATTTTCAAGATACAGATGTAATTTTGATAATTTTAAATACATATTTTGAAAATGATAAAAATTTTGCCTTAGAAATAATCAGAAACACTGAAAAAAACGACATTTTTACTGGCATTTACGATATTGAAAATGGCTATACTGACCTATTTGATTCAAAAACAGACTTTATCATAAAATGCAAATCTTCAGAAGATTTAAAAAATGGAATCAACGGAATAACAAAAACTTTAACAGCAAAAGGAATGGTTACTCTTGATTTAGCGGACTTAAAAACTGTATTTCAAAAAACCTCAAAATCTTTCGTAATTTTTGAAAAAGGAAATTTAGAAACTTTTGATGATTTCTTGCAAAACCTAAAACTAAAGCTGGAAACTTTTGATAAAAATAAAACTTATAAAATATTTTTGAATATAACAGCAGGAAAAAATATTGAATTGACTCAGATAAAAGATATTACTAAAATAATGACTAATATTCTTAATGAGCGGGCATTTCTTTGGGGACTGCAAATATATCCAGAAAATGAAAATTTCATAAATATTATTGCTTACATTGTGGAAGATTCAGTTAAATAAATAAATTAATTAATATTATAGAAAGAAGGGATTTAGAATGGAAAGAAACAATATTTTTAATTTTGCAACGTCAGAGCTGTCACAGGATGCTTTTATATGTTGGTTATGTAACTGGGTAAATTTTGATGACAATAGTTTATCAGAAGATGAAAAAAAATTAAAATCACTTGCAACTGAATTTATTGAAAAAATGTTAGGTGAAAAGCTCGAAGATAGGAAAGTGAATATAAAAAGACAATATCAGAAAATAGACGTACTATTGGAAATTCAGAATAAAACAGAATTTATAACTAAAGGGAATAATATAAATCCAATAGTAGACATGTATGTAATAATAGAAGATAAAGTGGGAATAGGTTTACATAGCAATCAGATTGAGAGATATAGAGAATTAATATCTGAAAAAATGAAAAAGATAATGGTGTGAATGTAATATTAGGAAGAGAAAACATCCTAGAATTATTAAAAGAATACAAGGATAAGATTAATAATTCAATATTTGAAAATTATCATAATTATTTGAGCAATATAGAAACAGATGTAAATTCATATGAAAAAAAGAACTTGGAAGACTGGAATTCAAACTGTTATATCGGATTTTTTAAAGAATTAAAAAACGAAAAAAATTTATTAGAACATGCTATTGGAAGACAAAAAGATTGTAGTTGGGGTTATGTGAATAACTCATCAGGTGGATTTATGGGAATGTGGTGGTTTCCTTTAAGTGAAGAAAAAATTAATAAATTAACAGAAACTTCTGATGAAGATATTTATTTACAAATAGAACAATATAATCAGAAAAATATAATTGCAATAAAATATTCAGTTCCTAAAAAAAATAAAAATAATAAAGAACTTTCAAAAGAAGATTTCGAAAAGAAAGTAACAATTGCTTCCGAAAAACGTAAGGAACTTTTTTCTAAATTAAAAAATAAATTAGAAAATGAGTCGAAAGATATACTAAAATGCGAAAATAAACCAGAAAATATAAAAAAATTCGAAAATATACTAAAAAATGAAAAGTTTCAGAAAAAATATTTTAGAGCAGGTCAGTATATGACAGTAGGATATTTAGAATTTGAAAATATTGATGATTGTAAAGATAAAATAAAAATCCTTCAATATGCTTTAAATCTTTTGTTAAAAGGGTGTGTAAAAATTTTTGTGTAAATTAGAATAGAAAAGTATAGAATTTACGATACTTTTATATTAGTTTACACAAAATTCTGGACACACCCGTATAACCTTCGTGAATGGACTTTATCTATCGTTTAAATGGAGTTTAGTATAAAATTTATCTTAAAATTGAAAATATAAAAAACTCATATGGTTTTTTTACTTTATATTCGTGTACTACATTCAAAATATCTTCTTTTTTGTCATGAAACATATCTATATCAAGTCCTTCATTTTTATCAATTAAAAAATATTCATTTTTCTTACAACTAGTAAAATCATCATTCCCTGGTCTATAAAATGTTGCTCCTGAATCAGAACTGACTCTTCCATAGTAGTATTTTCCTTTTTTCCCTATTTCTAATATTGAACAACCATAATCACTTTCTAAATTATAATCTCTATTTTTCCAATCACGAGAAAATTTATCCCAATAAAATTCTTTGGGGACAAAATAATTGTTTATTAAAATTTTTAATGGTAATAAGATTAAAATTATTAAAATGACTTTTATTATTTTTGAATACATTTCAAATCACCTATTTTTTTTCTTTTTTAAATTATCCTCTACTTCTTTTTGGATTTCATCTAAAGATTTCATAGTTTTTCTTATTATTATTGTTTTTATTCGTGTTTCCATTCCAAATGGCTTTCCACCAGCAAGTTCCTTTCTTGGATTTTTTTGTGATCCTGAAGCAAAAATATTACCTACATCATCAAAAGTATCTCTGTATTGTATCAATACTAAAATATTAACATCATATCCATTTTTAATTTTTTTTATTTCCCCTGAATAACCGCATATGCCCTAAAGCTGTAAATTCTTTATTTGATAAAGTGAAATCTACTATCTTTTTGAATCTTTTCCTTTTTTCATAATTTTGTTTAAAATTACTTTTTTTATTTAAAGAAGTTTTCCAAAAGTTTATAATATTATTTACAATACAAAATGTTTCTATTAAATACTAATTATGGATTGAATTGGCTGTATTTTGAAACATTTATAATACAAAATGTTTCTATTAAATTAAAAAATTAAAATTAATAGCAAATCATATCTTGTATTTACAATACAAAATGTTTCTATTAAATGGGAGCAAGTTTTAGCATTGACAAACGACAATGAACATTTACAATACAAAATGTTTCTATTAAATACTAGGGAGTGATTTGTATGTTAAGACTTAATAACAAATTTACAATACAAAATGTTTCTATTAAATTAAAGGTTGATAACTTTACTGGAACATTAAACCACAATTTACAATACAAAATGTTTCTATTAAATTAAAACTTCTTTAGTATATTTTGCTTCAACTTCCAACAATTTACAATACAAAATGTTTCTATTAAATAAAGATTTTACCCCTTTTAGACTTGTATCTTCCGCTATTTACAATACAAAATGTTTCTATTAAATTGAATATACTCCATCTCCAATAAGTAAATCAGTCAAATTTACAATACAAAATGTTTCTATTAAATTAAATAGTTTGCCAAGTCTTTTGAATACTAGTTTGAATTTACAATACAAAATGTTTCTATTAAATTGAAAAAATTAAGATGTAATTCAGATACAGGCTTGATTTACAATACAAAATGTTTCTATTAAATGACTGGATTGACACTATTCTAATTCTTATTTATACATTTACAATACAAAATGTTTCTATTAAATTGAAGAAATAGAAAAACTTTATAATATTGTATTTAATTTACAATACAAAATGTTTCTATTAAATCTTATCTTCCCTAAACTGCTTGAATAGTATACCATTTTTCCTCATTTTTGTCGATACCAATTTTCTCATATATTTTTATCTGAAATTTCTTTTTATTTTTTATATAATAGTCAAAAAATCCAATAAAAATCAATATTACAAAAAATCTGTCGATATCTTAGTTTTTTAGTATTATTCCAGATCGACAGATTTTATTTAGTATAATTATTGTTATAAAGAAAAAAGTAAATAAGAGAAAAAATAAAATGAATATCTAAAAATGTAAAATTTACGAATAATAAACTCAAAAACTTTTTCATCCCATCAATTAAAAGTTCACTAGTTAAACTAATAATTTCATCAAGAGAGATTTTTTTTCCATCAGTTATCCATTATTTGTACATTGAGAGAGTTGTTGATTGGACAAATGCAATGAGAAGATTATATCTGTATTACTCTATTTTTTCGCATATGCCCGATTTTCCCTATGTTGCAGACATCACATTATTTATCATTCGTTGTCTTGTATATAAATATTTTTTATTACTTGTTATTTTCTCATAGGCTTCCCCATATTTTTCAGAAAACAGGAAAAATTCTCTGGTTATTTTATCAAAATCTTCAGGAATACGGTACTTTGAAATTTGTTCAATGTATTCGCTGGAAGTTTTTTCCTGATATTCCAAAAGAAGGTCATCAAGCGAAGAATTTAAAAAATTGACAAAAATTCCTATTTGCAAATCAGTTATCTCAATTTTTGAAAGAAAAGAAACTGGATTAGGTAAAGAAAGTATGCGTTTTAGTTATAGTGAACTTGCAAAATTGATATTAGACTTCAGAGGAAAAAATTGATAAAATAAGTTCAAGAAAATTAAAAGTACAACTGTAATTAA